GTATTGACCCCTGCGGGGTTTACCTGCTCTGCGAGCAGCAATCCATACAACCAGATGGTGACACAGAGCGAAGACAGCCCAAGAACTGTACGCACCCATCGGTTGCCCGGTGCTATACTGGACTTGTTGACCATTCAGATCGAACGGTAAACCTGTCAATATAGTAGCCCAACTTTTTGCCTTTGACTTACCAATTAGGATTGAAAGTACCTCTATCTGAAAAGATATTGGGAACCTATCAGTCGCATTGGATAAATCATAACAATAGTTGGTCTTAGTGGTATCAATTCTTTTTGTGAACTCACTTTGATTAAAAGTCATATCCTCTGGGATCGTCTTCAATATCGCGAAGAGCGATTTATGAAGTGCGATCAGAGAGGTTTGTGACCAATAATCAAATATGGCCACCGGACGTGACTTCGCCTCTTTATCTTGGACGAAGAATAGTTTTCTGAGTTTAGCCCCGATGAATTTACCTCCAACCCTTAGGTTGTTGATGAGCTCGTCTAAGTTAGCTCCGAATCTTGTTCCTCCAAGGTCTTTGATGGCTGCAAGAAGCTCCGGTCTTAGCCTTATAAGAGATAACTCTCCAAGTGAATCACCTAGAGCGAGATTCCCATTAGGACTAGACTTTGTTGTTAAGTGATATTCAGTGTGGTCTGTTTGGACTTTCCCTATCAAGCCACTATCATTTAAACATGCTTGTATCTCAGGCACTAGGACTTTAACATCCTGACCTGTATACGGACTTGTGATCGAACTGACATCATTGGGCAGACTTAAGTCTGTCAATGATTTGGTGATATTTAGTATTGTCAAGATAACTCGAATAAGTTCAGGTTGTCCTTCAGCAATTAGCGGTCTAAGATCTTCACAGATCTTAGGCAAGCCATTTGGATGAAGTGCAATCTTTTCACGACTCACTTTAAGTGGGTTGCGACAAATGTAAAGAAGCGTATGTTGTCTCACAGCTTTCGCGTGAGCAATACACGTTTTTAAACCATTTGACTTAAGGCGGTTGTCAAGCCAAGAAACATATTTCAAGATCCATTTCTGAATCTTGTCACGATGGTTCTTGTCCAACGTACTAGATACTAACCATTTTTGAAGTATGGTTAAACTTGATTTGAAAGATTTTGATTGTTTTGTCATAGTCAGAATTTTAGGCTCTGTAAAAAGCAGGCCCAAAAGATGCTAGGCACCGTCTGGGTCTTCTCCTACAAGAGATTGTTTAACCACCAGTCTTGGACTAGCGGTTCACCC